TCGTCGACAGAATATTGGAAGTGGCAAGAGTTGACACGCGCGGAGTAATGTTGTAGAAGGTAGAAAGCTCGCTGGAGAAGGCGCCTTGGTGTGTGGCAATAAACGCGGCTGCTTGTCCGAGGCGATTCCGCAGCGTATCTAGAAGGCGGGGAACGCCTACGATTTTATCGTCCTGTGAAGAGTCGACAAGGCGCTGCCAACCGCCCATGAGTTCGGGGCGCCCGAAGCGGAAGCGAATTTTGTCAGCGTCAATCCAGTGGCCAGAGGCGTCCAGTTCGGTGTTTTCTTTAATGACACCGACTTTGAAATTTAGTTCTGTGAGGCGCTGGTCTTGGAGCGTTGCCGACATGGTTACTCGATGATACGAATGTTCAAGGCGTTGACGGCGCTGACTAGAGCAGACACGGCGTTGAGTTGTACTTGCAGGGCGGAGGTCTGAGCAGATACGCTACTGACCCGCACTTCCAAGGCAGACACTACGTTGTTGGCAGATGTCAGGGCGGCAGAGACGGCGTTCACTTGGACCTGAAGGGCGGAGACGGAAGCAGAAACTGCGGCCACGCGGACGTCGAGGGCAGAAACGTTGGCCGTCAAGCCGCCGATAAGACCGACGCAAGTAGCGGAAGTGCAAATGACAATTTCGTTGCCGCTTGGCGGGAGGGTCGCGCCCGTTCCGGCGTTCTTGACAATGATGTCGAAGGAGCCAGTGGTTTGGCGGACGACCGCATAGGTCTTGGGTGAGGAGGGTACGATGATATTGGCGTTGCCAGTCAGGGTGCCTTGGACTAGGAGGATGCCTGCGCGGGCTTGGTCGGTTGCCGCGTTGGCAGTCGAAAGGGTCGTGTCACCCGACGAAACGCTGACAATGGCTGTGCCTGCGATTGCGGTGGCAATCAGGTCTAGGTTGTTGTTGGTCTTGGTGCCCCAGGTGGTGGCGTTTTCGCCAGTCGCCTGAAGCTCAAGCCTTAAGAGTGGATCGTATGTAGAGGGCATTACTTGCGCTCCTGAAGGATTCGTGTTACTTTATCGTCAATTCTATTTAACACAATTGTTAGCTTATTTTCAAGATCGCTCACTACCTCGCGCGTTGCAAAGTCCTTGTTGACCTGGGCTACGTGCTGATGGTGCTGGTCGTGTAGCTTTTCAATTCGCTGTTCCATGGTCTTCAATTCCTTGTGCAGATAGGCAGCGTAAGCTAGAGCTAACGGCAATAGAACATCTGAAATGAATTTCCACATAGCAGAAAGTTCCATGGCCTTATTCCGGCGAACTCATAAACGGATTCCATTGAACGGGCGTCACGAGTATGTAATTGTTGTCTTCGGTCAACAGGAACCCCGCATCTTCTTTGGCGAGGTACGCATCTAGATTTTGCAGCGGGCGCCCATCAGGAACCTTCTTTGATTCTAGGCGGGGCCGGGGCGGCTTGTTCTGCGGGTGGCGCTTAAGATCGTAGGCGCCGTCGAAGCAGGACGAACACACCACCAAGTTGGTGGACTCGCGGCGCATCTGCCGCCTGTAGTACTTCTGCCCGCACCTATCACAAAGCGACCATACATCCATACGCATGGTCAGGAACCATAGTTGGTCTGGTCTGGCCGGGCGTCGGGAACTGGCTTAAGTTCGCGCCGGGGTTTAGCCGAGTAGTTCTGCGGGTGACTTTTCTTGTCGAAGCGTCCGTCATAGCAAGCCATGCAGACAACGAAGTTGGTGGTTTCTTTGCGAAGGTCCCGGCGTTTGTAGTCGAATCCGCAGCGGTCACAGACCGACCACATATCTAGGACTGACATTAGGGCTGCCCTGCCAGCGTGTTTTCTGGTGAGCCTAGGTTGCGATTGGAAGAGTCGGAACGCCGGGCGCGGGTGTATTCGATGTTCAGGACCGCCAGTTCTTCGTCGGCCAGCCCCTTCCAGATTTGGACGGCACTTGCGTTCTTGGTCCAGGCATTGGCGTACATCATGGCGGCTGCGAAGAAAGCCGAGTCCGCCCGCTCCGAGAAGTAATTGGTTGGGTTAGCGGAGCTAAGGATGGTAACCTGTGGAATGTATTCGATAAGGGCCGTGGTGTTGGCCGGGGGCGTGGGCGCTAAGAAGATGGTGGCGTTGTCCTTGGGCGCGTAGTATTTGGTGGGCGCGCAAGAAGTGTAGTCCGGCCAATAAGCTGTGAGGAATTCGTTGTTCTGCTCAAGCAGGTTAGTCCAGCCGCCCGTCGCACACACTTGGATGGACTTCAGGACTAGCAGGTTGGTAGGCAGCGACAGGGTACGAGTGGAGGCGCTAACCGATACTTCGGTAAAGCGGAACGTGTTGATGGGGTCTAGGCGGCGTTGGAGGTAGCCTTGGGCGCGCTCGACAATCGCGGGCAGGGCAGAGATGAACTCAGCCGAGTCCTCTTCCATGTTGGCTTGAATGTCGGCTATCAGAGTGCTATAGGTGTATCCCATTACCGCCTCCCAATCCTAACCAAGAAGGGGCCACGCTCGCGGTCTTCACGCATTGCTTCTTTCAGTTGGGCTTCGTACTCGGCCTTCAAAAGGACAAGGCGGTTCTGGTCCACGCGGGTGCCGCGCCGCAAGCCGATCCAGTAGGCAAGGCCATAGGTGACGGCAGGAAGGAAGCGCCGGGGCACGTCAATGTTATCGAAGGCGCGGAGCGTGTCTTCAGCATTCTTTTGAATTGTCAGTACGATAGTGTAGGATTGGTCGGGTAGCGGCCACAGATTTAGGATGTTGGAAGTGCGGCGTCGATCCCACCAGTAACGAGTGGGGCGCCCGGTCTGGGACTTGGTGGGGATTTCCGCCCAGCGTTCGTAGCCGTCGCGGTCCATTAGAATGTCGGTGGTGCTGGTGCGGGTGCTGGCAGAAAGCACGTCGGAAATGCTAGGACCAAAAGTTACGGTGCCCTCGGAAGTTGTGACGGGCACGGTCGTGGTTTCGATTTTGTGGAGAAGGACGTTCTGGTTCTGGATGGCCGTCAACATGTAATCGAGGCCGCGCCGGGCGCTAATCAGTTCGTCAGCAAGAAGGGGACCGCCGCCAACCATGGCAGCAGCATCCTGAAGTATCTCGTCAAAGGTGGGGTCGAAGGAGGCTACGCCGCTGGTTGCCATTGGCGCGATTCCTCAGACGACTCCGTAAATAGTTACGAGCGGGCCGCCGCCAGCATAGGAACTGCGGACGTAGGGAACGTCGAAGATCACTTGCACAAGGGTCGTGGTGACTGCGGCAGTGACTTCAGCGAACGCAATCCACGGGCCAGTTTCGAAGGGTGCGGCTTCCAAGAAAATGGAGGGGCCTGCGGCGGCGCTCTTCTGGACCCAGAAGCACCGGGAGGGCGAACCGTCAAAGCGGTAGTCAAGGTCAATGGGGTCGCTCGTCGTAGTCGCGGATGTGCTGACTTGGAAGGGGACGACGCGAATAGTTTTGATGCCGGGCATGGGAAGCTCCTAAAGCAAGTAAGGCAGACCCCGCCCGAAGGAGGAGCCTGCCAAACTTGTTAGCCGATCACAACGTGGACAATGACGGAACCCGCCGCCACAGTCGAAGTAGCAATAGACACGATGGCCTGGACCGTGGTATCCGCCGCCAGCACAATGCTGTTAGTGGAAACTTGGGCAGCAGAACCAGCGTAATCGCGGCGACCTGCGGTGTTCACGGACGTAGCTGCGAACAGGGTAGCAGGGTTGGCCGAGGTGCCGACGGTAATCTTGGTGTCAAGGTTATCGTAGGCGGTCGTAATGTCAAGAACACATTCGTAGAAGTTAGAGCCAGCCGGAGCCACGAACAACGGGATGGTGGTCGCACCAACCGCCGTGCCTGACTTGGCAGTGTTTACTACTACGGAGTAACGGCCCGGAACGCGGGCTTGCGTCAAATCGACAACGGAACCGGAAGCGGGTTCGTGATTGGCGATGTTGACAGGGTAGCTAAAAGTAGTCATCTGATTCTCCTTAAGGATGAGGGAATGGGGGCCGAAGCCCCCAAACCATTAGGTTGAACCAGAGGAGCCGTACCACTGACGCCAGTCAGACCAGCCGAAGCTGTAACGCTCGCGGGCCTT